GTCAAAAAAGATAATAAAAATTAAAGAAAAAATGAAAAATATTACCTAAAAAGATGTTTTACATAGTGGAAATATATATCCGTAAAATTGAAAGTATATTTTCTCAATATAAGTATAATTCAAAACACTATAATATGTCAAGGTTTTATTTAAAAAAATTTGAAATTTGTATTTCGTTTATATAACTATAAATTAAAAAAGGGAAGGTGTTAAAAATAAAATGGAGAATGAAGTAGTACGTAAAAAATTAAAGGAGTATTTGGAAATCAATGGTGTACGAAATAATTGGATAGCCAAGAAGATAAATATTAGTCCAACCAGTATATGTTTATTTTTAAAGGATGCTAGAAATTTATCAAGTGATAAATTGGAATTAATTTGGAATCTTATTAAAGAATAATTTAAAGATTGATAGAGAAATTTATAAAACAAAAATAAATTAATTATGGGGTGCTTAACTGCATCCCTCCCAAAATGAATATTAGGATGAAGCACTTATGTTTTTTAGGTACTTGATTCTAGTATTTATATACTAGATTTTTGGTATATGTTCATATTTTTAAACTCTTAAAATTTTAAAAAATGAACTTTGATAACATTATAATACGCCAGGTTTTGAAATTTAAAAACCGATTAATGGTAAGTTCTTGTTATTTCTTGTAAGACGTTCGATCCGTCTCTCCTCAAATGCCACCCATAATTTGGCACAAGTATAGAAATAACTGTGGCAGCCCAAATTCAAGGTATAAAGTGGGGAAATTAATACCACTTGCATAGTGTGGAGCGCGATAAAGACGTTCCCCTATGTTGCTATAAACATATAAATATTAAGATGAGACTTCTATTTAATAGAGGTTTGATTTTAGTATTTATTTTAAACACTAATAAATTTTTAATAAGGGTCTTATATCTATAACTTATTAAGGGATAGATTGAGAAACTTGAAAGGAGAAAAATATGGATTTAACAACATTGAATTTAAATGAGGAACAAATGACAGCATTAGAAGGACACATTTTGGAAGAGGTTACAAAGGCTAAGGATTCTTTTAAGGAATATATACCTAAAGATGAGGTTGAAAAACTTACTCAAGGTGCAGGAGATAAGGTTCGCACTGAATACAGTAAGAAAATGAAAGCTTTAGAAGATGAACTAGTAAAATATAAGCCAGTGGAAAAAACTGAAAAAGAAATCGAAGTGGAAAATAGATTAAAAGCTTTAGAGAAAAGAGAAAAAATGGCTGAAGCTAAAGAAAAATTATTAACTGTATCTGATAAGTTAAAAGAACAGGGTCTACCTCAACAACTATCAAAATATTTGGTAGGTGCAGAGGAAATGGAAACTGAAATAAATAGCTTAAAAGAAATGTTTAATAATTTGGTTTTAAATAATAGTTTTATTCCCAATGGACATAAATCTAAGAATGAATCTAATACATTTGAAGAATTTAAGAAAATGACTTATGATGGCAAACTCAATTTAATGCAAACAAATAGAGAATTATATGATAAATATAGTTTAATGGCAAGGAAAGAAAAGGGATGGGTATAGAAATATATTCATTCTTTTTTTATAAAATAATTTTAAATTAAGAAAGGAATGTGATTTTATGCAAGTTGTACCAGAAATTTATGCACAAGTTGTAATTGAAAAAATGGGCAGTAAAGCCCTTGTAAAGAATATGGCTACTGATTTAGGAGTTATTATTAGTGGCGAAAAAGGAGATACAATAAGTTTTCCAAGAAGTAAAAGAATAGGAGATGCCACTGAAGTTGTTAAAGGTACTGCAAAAACTCCAGCAGAATTAGATTTTGATGAAGTTAAAGCTGTAATTAAACAGATGGAAGCTCCACCTGTAAGAATTTATGATAAAACACAAAAGGAAGCATTAGGTTATGAAATACAGAATGCAGCCAAACAACAATCAGATTCATTGGACTACAAATTTGATTTAGACTTAATAGAAGAAATGGATACTACAGATTTAAAGGTTCATGCAGCAAATGCTAAAGCTATAACATCAAATGAAATTGATGAAGCACTTTTATTGTTTGGAGATGACAGAAATGTTGAAGATTTCACAAATGGGGGAATTATTATACATAGTGCATTGATAACAAGTTTTACTAATATGGTTGGATTTACTTCAGCGAGTAATACAACAGTAACAGCCTTAAATGGTATTGCTAGGAAAAATTGTCTTGGATTTTATCAGGGAATTCCCGTTATATTCACAAACCATGGAACAGAAAAGAATGGGGAATATAGAAGTTTTATATTAAAAAATGATGCTATAGGATACAAGATAAGACAGGGTTTAACTGTCGAAGACTTTAGACCAGAAGGTTTGTATGCGACAGATCTCTATTCTTCAATGATGTACGCAGTGAAGCTCATCGAGGAAGAGTCTTGTGTTTCAATCAAAAATTCTAATCCAGCAGCTTAAAAGGTAAGGGAGTTATTCCCTTATTTTTTTAAGTTAACTTTGTAAACCTATTATATTGAGGAGGAAAAGAGTGTGTTAAGTGAAAAAAAGTTAAAAGAAATACGTCTTATTAAAAATTTAAGCTTGCAAGATGTTGGCGATAGAATAGGATGTTCTAAAAATTATGTGTCCATGCTAGAGAATGGTAAAAAACCATTTAATCAAGAATTCTATAGGAAATGGATTGATGCACTTTATGGAATTTATGATATAAGAAAAACTGAAGATTATATTAATAAATTAAATGAAGAAGCTGAAAAGGAAGTTATAAAAAATAAATCAAATAGTAAAAAATCAACAACTAAAGCTAAGAAAACTGTTACTAAATAATAATTTAAAATGAAAGGTGGTGTAGATGTTGAGTTATGATTCATGACCCTTCCTTTTTGTTTAAAAAGGGAGGAAGAAAAAATACATATAATATATAAATTATTCCAAAGGAGAGAATAATAGAATGTTTTTAATAAAATGCATATTAAAAATTTTAAATATAAATGCTGATATTATACTTATTAGCTTACTTGGAAGGCAAGAGAAACAAAACTTACATCGAGTATATGCAGAAAGAACTAAAGGAAAAATTTCCAGAATGGTGCGGTGACACTAGTAAAGAGTATTCATTAATTTTAAGTGATGATATTGATTCATTAGCATCATGTTATATTCAAAACAGATTGTTTGGTAGAAATGTTGAATATTTTATGGATTTCAATTCAAGTTATATTGATGAAAATGGTTGGAGAATAGATTGTCAAAAGGTGTATAGAACTAAAAATAAAACAGAAAATAACGTTATAGGCATTGATATTGCCATTGAAGGTGATGGATGGTATACATGGGATAACCATGTCACTAGAATATCTAGTAAAGATAATTATAATACTGAGAGTGCTAACTTAAATACAATAAATGGTACAAATTATTTTAATTACTATGACAAAAAATTTGCAGGGAGTACTCTTATAACTATGCTATCTTATTATTCAGATAAGATAGATATAAGTAAATGGTCTGAAGAAATGAAGATGATCCTTTGTTGTACAGATTCGCTTTATACTTGCTTTGATGTTTGGAAGAGAGATTTTCGTCCAGTTCAAAGAAAATATTTAAAAGAGCTTGAGATGAGTGAATTAATAGAACTTATGGAATTTCATGTAGCTAAAAATAAAAAAAGAGATTTTGAAGAATTGAAACAAAAATATAATTTGGATTCTAAAATTTACTTAAATCCACATACTCATAAACTAGAAACTAAAATTGATTTATTTGGTTTAAGTGAATTATTTAAAATGGATTTAAGTTTGCCTGATGAAGAATTTGAAGACTTTAAAATATATGACAAGCATGTACATTATGGATATGTTAATAACAAAGAAAGCCTTTGTACTGGTAATACAAAAGCTTTATTCAACCTTGCCCTTGTGAAGAAGGACATGATTATTTATAGTACAAGAAATATTATAGCATAAACTTAGGAATGGGGTGGAAAAATTGAATGAGAAAATAGAAGTAATTATAGATATAGATACTATTAACGAATGTCTAAAAGATATAGATTAATATAATATTTAAAATGCTTACAAATAGCTTAATATCAATGGTTTGCATGAGGTTAATAGAAGCGCTGATATTACTGGATTTGTGGGCATTTTTAATTTAATAAAGGAAGTGAAATTTTAATGGTATATACATTTGAAGAAAATATAAATAAGCTGACATATGATGGATTGAATTACCAAAGGCAAATGGATGCAACTACAAGTGATGGAAGGAACGTACTGAATTGGGATGAAGTAGATCCAAAAGTTTTTGATTTTAAATATAACAAATATAAATGTTGGAGTAAATTACAATCTGGAATTAATACAGTTACAAATAATTTTATATTGCAAAGTAAGACGTGGTTTTATAAATTGGAAATTAAAGTAAAAAATACATGCTATATAAAGCACGCTTGGGTTAGCGATAGTACAGGTGGAGATGGTTTTTTAAATATAGATAAAACATATAGTTCTGGGGATGAAATAACACTTTATATGGTTAAGTTAATGGAGCTAAAGTGTAAAGCTGAAGATGTAGAAATAACAGCATATTATATACCACCTTTTATTGAATTTTGGAATATTTCAGGGAAAACAAAAGAAGAAATAGAAGCTAATAAGAAAAAATATTTAATAAGTAATCAAATAGGCGTTGGTGGCGGTGGATATGTATGGTTTCAAAATGGTTTACAAAAATTTGTAATGGATAACACTGTATCAGAAGCTCTAAAAATAACAGGAAATAATAGCCAATTATATTTATGGAATTGCAATAGTAGTTGGGGAAAAACAGAAAATATGTTTTATATTTTTCAAAATCCTAGAGCTAGGAATTTAGATATTTTGTATTCTCCTGATTGGTTCGAATCAGAAGATGAATAATTATTGAAAGGAGAAATATATGAGTAGAATAGCAGACATTAAGAAAAATATAAAAACTAATAGTAATAAGAAAAGTTACTTTGTTAGATGGTACATCGACAGTGATAAATCTAAAGATAGTTACAATAAGGAAATTAAAAATGTAACTCAAGTTGGCTATGAAACAGCCATGCAAGAGTGGCTTTATGATGAAGATGTACAAGAAGCTATTAAACAATATTTAAAGGTTTTAAGAAATATAAAGATGTTAAATATCTATGAAAGTATGTATAATAAAGCTTTAAATAAAGGCGATGTGAATGCAGCTAAGTGGATTGAATCGTTTTTTAAATCAGACTTTTTTGAAAGCGGTCAGGATGAAATAAACAATTATTTAGAGGGAATTAATATTCCGGGACTAGAAGGTGATAAATAATGGCTATAAGTAAACATAACGCAAAAAAATTAAAATATCTATGGCAGGATGGTCACGAAGTAGATTGGATAGGAGCTTTTGTGAAAATAGTAAATAAAGATACTAAAACAGTACCATTTATTTTAACAGAAGAACAAAAACAATTTGTAGAGGGTTTAGAGAAATTTAATATTGTATTGAAATCTAGACAGCTAGGTTTGAGTGTTTGTACTGTAGCTTTAAGTATAAGACAGTGTATAGTTTACCCTAACTCATGTTGTCTATTGGTATCTCATGACCAAAAAAGTTGTAATGCGATATTTGACAAGCTGAAGCAACAATTCAATAGTTTACCTAGTTGGTTAAAGCCCAAAGAAATTGCTAACAATAGGCAAGAAATTAAAATGGCTAATGGTTCAAAAATAACTTGTGTATGTGCTGGTAATAAGGACGTTGCTAGAGGAGAAACTATTTCTGGAATCTGTCATATCAGCGAATTTGCCTTCTGGAAAATGTCTGAAAAACAACTAAATAGTATAACCCAAGCTTTAGCACCAGAGGGGAAATTAATTATAGAATCTACTGCATGTGGACTAAATTATTTTCACGATTTATATTTCCAAGCTAAAAACAATGAAAATAGTTATAAATCATTTTTCTTTAATTGGATTAATGGAAGTACATTATTCAAGAAGGACTATGAAAAGGCTGTAGAAATATATAAATCTAAAAACAATAAATTACTTACTATTAATGAATTAGACGATGAAGAAAAGGAACTTGTAAAACTAGGTGCTACTATAGAACAGCTTATGTGGAGAAGGTTAAAAGTGGCTAGTAGTGGCTTAGATGCTTTTCACTCCGAATATCCTGCTACCGATCTTGAAGCCTTCATTTCTACAGGTTCTAACGTATTTAATAATAAAAAAATTGATGAAGTAGAAAGAGCTATTAAAACAAATAAAATTAAACATATACCTAAAGAAAATATAACAGATTTACCATTGATATTAAAAAATCATTATGGTAGGTCTTTTTTTATGTGGCAAATTCCCAAAGTTGAGGAGCGTTATTATATCGGTATCGATAGTTCGGAGGGAGTAGGACAGGATTTTACAGTTATAGAGGTATTTAATAAGGATGGTGAACAGGTTTCTGAGTTTTATAACAATAAATTAAAACCATATGAAATGGCAGATATTATTGATGCTATAGGTAGATATTACTGTAAGGGCATTTGTACAGTGGAAACAGCTAGTGGGGGGCATTCGATCATAGAAAGACTTAGATACAATTTGAAATACATGAACATGACTAAATATAAATCCTATGATGAATTCAATAAAATGCAGTGGAGGTTAGGGTTCGACACTAATAGCAAAACAAAAGGTATTATTATCAATGATTTTATTGAGATGTTTGAAAAAGGACAAATAAAAATTAATAGTATAAGGTTGCTAAATGAAATGAAAGTATTTGCAATTGATGATAATGGGAAAATGGGGGCAAGTGGAAGCAATCACGATGATAGTGTTATGAGTACGGCTTTGGCACTAGCAGGGTTAAAAAATGGATTTTATTATACTTTTTAAAAATGAAAGGATTGGTTTAAGGATATGTATAGAAATAAAAATTATAAAGAGGAAAGAAAAATTTTATCAAAAGAAGAAAAATTTGAATTCATGTTACAAGATTTTATGAAGATAAGTAAGGAAAAAATAACTGAATCCAATCACAAGAAACATACAGTTAGTGAACAGGTTGAAACTAAGAAGGTAAATAATGAAAGAAGGAAACGAAAAAATGATAGAAAGAACAACCAATATAAATATTAATAAAGTAAAAGTTAATGGGGATTTATATAATCTTGCAATTCCTAAAAATATAAATAGCTTTGAAGAATTAAAAGATATCATAAATAACAGGATTGATCTATTAGAAAAATTAGTACAATAAGGGGTGGTTATGATTGGGTATAAATATATATCGCAAAAATACCTCCAATAGTGGAAACAATGGTAATGCAACAAATGAAGTAAAGCAAATTGTAAAATTAAATGTGGAAGCTAATCATGTAACAAACATAGATAATACAGATAATAATAATTTTAAAAATATTTTTGATGTATACAAGATAACTGGTTCTCAAGATGATGTTATTAAATTATTAGCTGATTTTGCAAATGATGAAAGTAGCAACTTTGTACATAGTAATAATGTTGTGTTCGATGGAGATATGAAATTAAAAACTAATTTCAGTATAAATTCTAATTTTAATAGAGCTATGGGGCAAGGAAGTGAATATACATATTCAATAGATAAGAGTAAATACAAAAATGTAATAGATATAACATATTCAGATGATAAGGTGAATTTAAATGCAATTCCAGTGGATGAGCTTATAATAGCAAATGATTTTATTTCACTAGAAGGTATTCAAAATATTGATAAGCTTATATTAGTTGCTAACAATGTAAAAGTTATCTTAGATAACGGGAGTAGTTGGTTTACATGGGATAATATGAATAATAAATTTATTGCTATAAATGCTACTATTGATGATGTAAAAGTTAATGGTATAGATGTTGATATATTTAATTCTATACCTTCATTGGCATGGGATGAATTATTGTTAGTTAATAAAAAAATTAGATTTGCTTATTTATTAGTTATGAATTCAATAAATGATAATGTTAAAACAGGTTCTATATCTATGCAGGTTGATATTAATGGATATTACACAAAATCCATTCCAGGAACAGACTATAATATTAATTTGAAACAAAACAATATAGAGATAGAGTTCTTAAAAAATAATTCTTACATTGTAAATTATTTATAGGGGGTGTGACATGATGGGTAGTGCTATATATTCTAAAATAATAACTAGCAATGGAAAACAGACTACTACAGTACAGAATACTGTTATAAATTTTAGTCATTCATTATTACAGCTTACTATTGAAACTTTTGACAAAGCTTTACATATAAGGATTGATAATTCTGATGTGATTGAAATAGATGCAGATAGGGTTTTTATTATTAATGAAATGCAAATTGAAAATATGACAATTATAGATAGTAATGTTCAATATAGATGGACGGGAATGTATTAAGGTGTAGTTATTATGGCTATGCCTTTTATTATTTTTTGAAAGGATGTGTAAATATGCAGACGCTAGAACAATATATAAAGGATAAATATAATAATGTAGAAGATTGGTTTGTACAGGAAGTACAGCAGCCGTATAACTTTAATAGAATTAGTAAAATATTAGGAAATAGGGAGTATCTTAAAGGAATACATAAAATATTACAAAGAGAAAATAGCAAATGGAAAGGTGAAGTATTTAATACTACAAAACTTATATTGCAGGAAGCAAAAACAATTTTGAATTTCCATGACACATACCTCTTAGGCAAGAAGGTAAGTATAACTGGAAGTGACAATATTGTTGCTACCTTTAATAATATATATCGTAAAGGAAAATATTCTAAAATAGATTTTAATATATTAAGGAAAGTTAACAGGTTTGGAGATATATTTGAATATGTTTATATTGATAATAAGACTATCAAAAGTAAACTTATAAATTCAGAAGATAGTTACCCGATTTTTTCAGAGGATACTGGTGAATATATAGGATTTATTGAATATTATACTATGGATAGTAATAAGGTAAGTTATTATAATGTATATTTTTCAGATCATGTTGAATGTTATAGTAATGAAAGTGGAGATTTGCAATTAATAAATGAATATAGCAATTTAAGTGGTTTACCAATACATTACCATAATTTTAATGACTATGATGATAATTGTGGATTAAGTGAACTTGAAGATATAAAACCAATACTTGACCAATTGGAGGACATATTAAGTAAAATGACAGATAGTGTGTATACATTAAGTTTGAATCCTATAGCAGTGACATTAGGAGGACAACGAGTAGATGCTACTATTCCAAGTGATGCAGTAGGGTATATGATTAACTTAGATGTAGGGGAATTCAAATTTGTTAATGCTACAATGGATTATAGTACAATTAAATTATTATTAGATACATTGCATAAGAAATTAGAAACAATAGCAGCAATTCCTTCAGTAGCTTTAGGCAATAGTAATGTCGCTAATGTTTCGGAAGTATCATTGAGTATGTTATATTCATTGGCTTCAGTTAAAGCTATGATAAATGAACAATGGCTACATGAAGGTTTTGAAACTAGATGGGAAATTATAAGGAAACTATTGGCATTACAAGGTATTGTATTTTCTGAGGATGAATTTATTGATTGTGAATTTAATTATAGTAGACCTATAAACAATGAAGAACAATTAAATAATATTAAAACTCAGTTTGATATGGGGGGCAATATCATTACAAACTATAATTGAAAAGAGTTATCTAACTAATGATGTTACTGGGGAACTGGATAGAATAAATAAGGAGGATGATAAGATTAATAATAGTAGTGATAACAGTAATAAATATGTACAAGATGATAGCATGAATGTAGATAATAATGAAGAAAAAGTTGGATAATTGATAATAGATTTAAGTGAGTTAAATGGTTATATATGACCGATTATTCATGTGTTGATAATGTTGATATTATAAGGTATTATTAGTATATAAATATAAAACTATAATGTAATAAATTGCAACATAGAAATAAAGGTTAAATAAAAATGAATTGGTAACATATGTTACAGTTAAAAAATATACACTGTGTTACAGCAAAAAAACAAAAAAATGATTTTTTAAAAAATTAAAAAAGTTTAAAAAATAAAATAAAATAAAATAAAAAAAATAAAAATGAAATTTTAAATTAAAAAATGACATATACTAATGACGTATGCTATTGTAACAATAAGTAATTATAAGAATTAATTGATTACATAACAGTAACTTGATTATACATTTATACAATGATATACATAAAAATACGCATGTTTATACAGATGGAACAATAAGCTACAATATGTATATATGCACTAATATACAGTAATTTGCGTATAAATATTATGTATAATTGATATAAATTACATGCATTTTATTAACAATGTTTTTTAAAATAGTACAAGTATTGATATAACTATATTATATCAGTTCGCTACAACGTTATGCGAAGTATAAGAAATTTTTATTTAACGCATATAATTTTTCAAGAGAATATCATTATCAATTGGAATTTCTATAAAAAATGTATAAATATTTTTAGTATCTTCATTTTGCAGATACTATTTTTTATTTTTGGGGACATATTTGGTTGACGAAGGCAGTTCCATAGCTTGAAAAATAATTAATTTAACCCCTTTTTTATAGAGTGCCGACCAACTAACTAATTTTTTACCCACATAAAATTTTAGGTGTTCCCTTTTAAAAGGGATGCCCATAAAGGGTGATGCAATTATTCTATTTTCACTAATTTGGGAGATGTGGACAAATATAAGTAAATTCCTACAAGGACATTACATAAAAATTAAATATCGATACCGTTTAAAACGGAACCGACACCACTAAGGGGGACGTAATTCGTCCTCTTTTTTGTGGCTTTTTTAAGTGACCACTAGATATTAAATCAAGAGGTTGTGGAATTTCAGTCAACTATATAACTATTTTTAAGCAAATTAAAGGAGGTTTTCAATTATGGGAACAGTAAAATATAGTCAAATTAAAACTTCAGATGGAGTTATTGAATTTGATTTTAATGATAATAATAAGAAAGTTTTTGAAATAGATGTTGATAATTATGAATATCTAAGAGTGTATAATGCTACTTCATGGTTTCGGTTATATATAAATCATTCCAATGATTATATAATTATTAAACATAGTCAATATGAAGATGGACAAGGATGTGGAATAAGGGATCTAGTGTTAGAGGATTTTCAAATAAATCATATCAAATTAGAAATAGCACCAGAATTTTGGCAAATACATTTCGATAAAGGACAAGTAGAATTTTATATGTGTAAATAGTTTTTAATGATTTGTAAAATTAGAAATATTTCTACAAAATTATTAATATAGTTGTTCGTTTATGGTATGATATAGAAAAAATGGGTAAGGGGATGTATTTATGAGTGAATTTGAAAGTGACATTTTACATGAATTAAAGATTGGTGAAATTTATACTACTAAACAAATTATTAGATTATTGGCATTCAATGATGTTACAGTAATTTCATTGGATACAGAACGTTTTTATGAAATGAGTGATATAAAATTTAAAGTTGAAAATGCTTTTAATGGTTATATTAGTGGTCATAAAGAACCAAATACCTATGTTCAACCAAGCAGAAATAAAAAAATATATATAATTTCAAAAGCTTAATATTGGAGAGCTACATAAGTGATTATAATTTTAGGGTATACAAATATGATTTTAAGATAGAAACATTTAGACAGTATGAATAATATTCAATTTGGGGGGGATTTGAATTGGAAAGTAAAAGAATAGATGGATATGTTATTACTTCATTTGATGAGAATGAAATAAAAGAGTTTTCAAAAGATTTTAATATTGAATTTAAATATTCAAAAGGATTTCAAGTAGAATTTGATTTGAAATTTAGTAAAATTTATTGGATTGAACTTGATAATGAAGATAAAGAAATTTTTCATAATAGATGTGAAAAAAATATGTCATATGTATCAAGTATAAAAGAAGCTGAAAGATTTGGATTAAATCATGGTGAAATTATGGATGCTAATTCATTCAAAGACTGGATAGATAGACAAAAAAAGAAAGGCAATTTACCAAATGTATCAATATAATTTATAAGAGGTCGTTAAAACCGACTTCTTTTTTTATGCCCTAAAATAGGAAAGGATGTGTTAAAAGTGAAAGTATTAGACCGATTAAAGCTAGAATTAAGTAATAGACAATATTTTACTGATACAGAGTATACAACTTTTTTATCAGAAAATACACTAGATGAAACATTAGAATATGATAAATCTACAATGCAAAGGAATTTACTATTAACTGTATTAGATGTGTTAGAAGCTCTTTCAAATGATGTAGATATAATGAGAAAACTTGATAATGCTGATATTATGAGTGTTTCTGAAGCTTATAAATTTTTAGACCAACAAAGACAAAATATTAAACAAAGAATTGCAGCAATACCTATTCCAGAGGATCAATATAGTAATGTAAGTTTATTATTTACTAGAAATAGAAGATAGTTTCGCCATATGTGGCGATTATGAAAGAGGTGATATTATTGGATATGTTGGATTCTATGGAAAGAATGTTTGATGATTATTTTAATAGATATGGACAACCTGTGGACATTGATAGCAATAAGAAAATCAAAGCTATTTTTAAAGAAATTGATGATAGAACTAATAGTATTGATAATAAGTATATAATTACGCCTAAAGATATTATAAATCAAGGTAGTGTAATTGAAGGATTGGGTTGTCAATGGCTGACAATAGAAAAACCAGTTTTATATTATAAGAATTATGACAAGAGTATAATTAGAAAAATTACGACAATATTGAAATTTGTAATTGATGGTGAAGTAGTGGAAATACCTTCTATAATAGATACAAAAATTTTGGACATTCAAACAAATCAATATATGTCATTGGTAGATGGGCAAGTGTTAGTAACATTTCCGAAAAATAAGAATAGTTTAATGTTAGATCTGGATAAAAGATTTTTAACAGATCCACAAACAGTTTGGAAATTTACTGGTTTCGATTATTTTAGTAAGGACAGTCTTATTATTGCATATGCAAAACGAGACCTTATGGGAGAGGATGACGATAAGGTAAATTTAATTGCAAATTATAAAACTAAAATAGCTATATATAAATTAGAAATATTAAACGGTGATAGCATTGAAGCTTATATAAATAAATCAATTCAACTTAATCTACAATATTCTAAAACAATAAATAAAGAAACTACTACGATTACACCTTTACCAGAAATGATATATACTTCTTCAGATATGAATATTGCACAAATTAATTCTGACGGATTAATTAATTTTGTAGGTACAGGTAGTGTAACAATTACTGCTACAGCAAAGGATAATCCTAGTGCTACTGATAGTATAATTATAAATGTAATAGCTACAGTTGCACACAATTATACTATTAATTTGACAGCTTCGACTACAACAGGATTAAGTAAAATAACAAGTGGAACAACTTGTACATATACAGCTAAATTGTTTGATAATGGAACAGAAATTCAGGGAGCTTTATTTGATTTTGTTGTAGATAAAACAACTAATACTCCTACTAATGCTTTTAATGTTGTTAATACAACAAATAATAGTATTGATATTAAATGTATAAAAGATGGTGGTACAACACCTTACTATATAATATTAAATACTTATTGGAAAGATAATCATGATTTTAATAGTAGTTTAAAAATAAGATTAAAAAGTTTATTGTAATTTTAATAACAAATAATATTTTGCTAAAAGGTATATTTTAAAGTATAAGACAAAATTAAAACCACCAAACTAGCTAAATGACACTAATTTGGCGGTTAAGTAAATGTTATTATTATACAATTCACCCTCTCTATTTTTATTAGATGTAAGCTTGTCTTACTCTTGTATTTATTATAACATGAGATTTGTTTAAAATCAATCAAAATATTATGAATATTTCAATAATAAAGTTGAATA